CGCAAACACAGCCAGGAAGCCCTTGGCCTGCAATTGGTCTTATTGGCTGTGTTTGCGCTCCGGGTCCTACTTGAGACCAGTTGTCAACACGCCCGTTCTTTAGTCTTGTACCGCACTTCGGGCAGTTACCGGTATAATTCCTGTATATTTGTGCGCCGCATGCCGGACAGCGCTGCCACATACTGCTTGACGACCCTGAGCCAGGCGGATCTGGGTCTTGATGCCAAGTAACTTGCGGACCAGACGGAGGCGGCGCCGTAGTTGGCGCAATTTGCCCGTTCTTGAGCTGCGTACCACAGCTTGGGCAGTACCCTGTGTAGTTTCTGTATATCTGCGCTCCACACGCCGGGCAGCGCTGCCACATTCCAGTGGCGCCAGCCTTTGCGTCGACGCGTGTGCCGTGTATAAGTCTATCACGCAGGCTCGCTCTTGTTGTCCCGCCGGACAGTGCGCGAACAGGGATGTTGGAATAATGACCTCCGAAGATTTTCTTTGTGTCTTCCGCATTAAAAACGACTGCACCCTTGCTGAGCTCCGTAAATCCTGGCTTACCGCCATTCGCGATGTATGCTTTGCCTTCATCTGAAATCAGTTCCGGACCGAGCTCGTTGACGAGCGTAGTTCCGCCGACAGCGTTTTTGGTGCCGGCAGCGAATCCGGTAAATCCCTGGCCTGAACCATCTTCCCACCAACGATCTGATGTTTTGCCGGCCGTCGTTTTTGTTTCAACGTAATGTGCATTGATTGTCGGATTCGCTGTAAGTCCATCAAGATCTCGCAAATCTTGACGGACCTGAGACGAAATACTGAAGTACGGAGACGCATTTGCGGATATATCAGGTTCTGCATTTGACTTGTCCGTCTCTACAAGTCCTTGCGAGACATCAAAAATCGCCTGCGCGAGGCTCTCTACATCCTGCCCAATGACGCCTGCTCGCTGCAGATTCGTCAAGACATCCATAACCTGCGCTTCGGTTGCTCCGCTTTCTAAGAGCTCCTTTGCAAACTGTCTGACTGCATCCTCCGTATTCCTGATTTCGGAATAGAGCGTTCTGTATCTGCTTGCAAGTTTTGCGTTTTCCTCAGTGCTGCGCATCGATTCTACGCCATAGGCATCCAATGCATCGAGTAATGAAATAACAGCATCTTCCGATACGCCGAGAGCTTTCGCGAGCTTCTCTGTGCTGTCGTACCAGAAATCGAATACGCCTTTCTCCTTGTTGTAGGAGATGCCGCCGATGCCCTGCAGAACGTCTGCATGCTCACGGATATAGTTTGCGAATTTGACGCCGTAATCTGTATCCTCGTCATCCCCGCCAAAGATCGACTGCATCAGTTCTGAGTTGAGCTGCCGTCCGATCTCACGCATGTCATATCCCATCGCGGCGAGCTGCTCATCCGAGAATATAAGTTTTGCGGCGCCCCAAACAGCGTTGGAATCGTATCTGCCTGCCTGAATATCTTCAATGGCCTTCTTGTATGCCTCGGCCATCTTCTTGGCGTCGTCGCCCTTTTCGCGGGAAGTTGCCTCATTGTATTCATCCCATGCGGCCTTCGTCTTCTCAAGCTCGTCACGCAAATCAACCAGGTCTGCAATATTGCTTTCGACCATGCTTTCTGACGCATTTGCGCCGCTTTCTGCCATCCTGTCGAAATACGTCATTACGTCGTTAACGGTATAGCCGCACGCCCTGCGCCAATTGTCTAACTCACGCAGCTGTTCCTCCGTAAGGCGTGTTCCGGACTTGAACATTTCGTTGATCGCAGCCTGCGTTTCCGAAGAAAGTGTCTTGATCCCGTTCTTAAATGCGTCAAATGACTTGTCAGATACGCCTGATACTTCCGCGAGCTTGTCGAGCATCTCGTCGATCTGACTGACAAGATCCATTTCACCGGCTTCTGCGAAAGTGCCTCTTAAACCAAGAAGGAATGTCTGGTACATTTCGAGCCCAGCACGGGCCGCATCGACCTTCTGCTCGGCTTCCTCAGCCTTTTCCTGAAGCTCGCTCAGATGTGTGATATCCGTGTCAGTGCCGTCCTTCAGCGCCTCGGTGATCTGTGCGTTTATATCATTCATCTCTTTAACTGCAGATTCAACTTTAGATATCTGATATTCCATATCACCAATTCCAGCGCCGATGCCTGTCCTTGATCTCGCATATAAACCCGCGACAGAACCGTGTGTATTATGGGAAGTCAATCGCGTAAACGCATTGAACTGTGATTTTGCATCTGAGAGCTTTTTTTCAGCAGCTTCATCTTTTCTGTATTTTGCGATCTTTTGCGCAAGGTCTAATTGTTCACGATACCTTGCGTTCTGACCTTCGAGCACCTGAATTCTTTCATTTTCTGCGTCAGACAATTCTTTGCCGGAGCTTTTGAGTTCATCAATGATCTTCTCATTCTCTTTGATTTTTGAGTTCAGCTCATCAACTTTCTTCTGCGCTTCATCTGCGCTCTTTTTAAGATCTTCGTAAGATGGATTCGCTTTCTTGTATTCCTTAACCGCAAGTGTCACAACGGCAATAGCTGCAGCCAGAGCGGCTAAATACGGCAACGCCCCAGCCACTCCGGAAACAAAAGCGGCAAATGTGCCAGGAGCGATTATTGCGGTTCCCGTCTTAATACCGGCAAGAATTGCGGGAATCATCTTTAGATTGCTGATTAATGTTGTAACGTTTTTGATGAGCGTGCCAGACGCAAGCATTTTGAAAATAGAAACCACTGCGGCACCGCCGAGCAGTGTTCCAATCACACCGATTTTTTCAATTGATGCGGTCAGCAGCTCTAATATTTTCGTTAATACATCGACCGCGCCCTTGGCAAATCCGCTGTCAACAAACGCTCTCGAAAGCGCATCAAATGCGACTTTCATCTTGTTGACATGAGCCTGAATACTGTTGAGATAAATATCATATGATTCCTGAAGCGCTCCTGCGCTTTCGCCCATGCGGTCCATTGCGCTTGTCGCTTCATTGAATTGCTCTATGATCGAGTAGAATACGTTCTGCTGTCTCGTACCGGCGAGCTGCTCCGCGATGCCGGCCTTCTCCATACTGCTAAGCTGATCCCAGATGCCTGCGATATCCTTCAAAATATCATATGTCGCACGGTATTCGCCATTATCCGTGAGGCTAACGCCGTGCCCCGTAAGCATGTCGATAACCTTTTGATACTTCGCTTCCTCTATGGTTTCACCAAGATCATCCAGCTCAACTGTGGTCTTGCGGATTCGCGCCGCGATTGTACGAAGGCCGGTTGAAGATTTGCTGATATCTTGAACGGTTGTATTCGCAGCAGTTAACAGGGCAATCGACTGTTCAAGGCTATTCCCGGAAGCACTCAGTGCGCTTCCGGCATTGTTCATACCCTCTGCAATTTGTGAAACGCTGATCGGGAAATTATTACCTACGATCACCATCTTGTCCATAATGGACTCGATTTCGCTCACGTCTTTATTAAACGCTTTGACAATTGCAGTCATTGCGTCCTGCGCCGTGGATGCGTCAATATCACCAACGCCCTGTAGCATGGCCGTGTATTTTGCCAGGATCGATGACTCATCCATCGAGTACCCAAGTCGGGCGTACACGGTTGTTGCGTCGATCAGATCTTTGGTACTCTGCGCTGTCTCCTTCGCCATCTTCGAAACGGTCTTGGCATAAGCGTCCATCTCTTCGTTTGATCCGCGTGTGACGATCTGCAGCTGGTTCATCGCCGTATCAAGCTCGACAGCCGTTGAAATCATTTTCTTGACTTCATTGATAGCCGCCGTCACAAGACGCACCATACTGAGAGAATAGGTGATGCGCGACCCAAGCTGTGTCAGTCCGTTACTCCACCATTTCGAAAGAAACCCACCGCTCGCCTTGGCGGCAGTTCCAACGTCTGTAAGCTGCCTCGAAAGTTGAGCGAGTTTTATCTTTGCCTCGTCGGTAGACACATTTCCGTCTCTGAGATCTGAGTATAGCTGGCGAAGACCGTCAGACACCTCTTTATTCTTTGACGACACTTCGTCACTTACATGTGCGTATCTTTGTTCAGAAGCGACACTCGATTGAAGCTTCGTATTGATCTGTGAAAGAAGCCTGTCTTTTTCTAAGGCCGCCTGCCCCTGCCGTTTTTCTGCATCGACCTGTTCGTTGATCGAATCAGTTACCGTTTTGATTGTTCGCTGGAATTCGTTCCATGCTGATGTCTTTGCATGAATATCTTGTCCAGGGCTATTAAGAATGTTGACAAGATCCCTTAATCTTTCGACAGACTCTCTATCAACTACTATGTTTTTCCCGAGAGATCCAATTCGCTGATCAAGCATTGTAAACGCGTGGGCCGCTTTCTGTGCGTTCTCTGCCGCCGCCGCTTCTTCGCGTTCTGCCTCCGCGATGTTCTTTGCGTCGCGAACTCGTTCTCCGGCAGCCTGAGCGATTTGCGCATATTCAAGCCTTAGATCGACGAGCTTGGAACGGAGTGCGTCTGACGTCTGCGCCTCTTCCTTATCCGCGTTAATAACCGAGATGATCTTTTGCTCAAGATCTGTGTATGCCTGCACTTCTGCCATGCTGTTTGTGCCGGACATCTTTGCCTTCGCGTTCTGTACACTCGTCAGTAGCCTTTCTACTTCCGTCAAAGCCTTCGTGTGCTTTTCTGCTTCATTCGTCGACTCGCTGAGTGACTTGCTCTCCTTTTCGACGGAAGCAGACACATCATTAGAAGCCTTCGCCTTGTTTGCTTCTGCGGACACGGCCGATTCAACCGCAGTCTTATGTTCCTGATACTGCCTGGAAGCCTCTGCGATTTTGGCTGTTTCATCTTGAAATGCCCTGAGCATTTCTCCAATTGCTTCTGTCTGCTGCTTTACGGTATCCGCAGAATTCCCACCTGCAGCTCCAAGACCCTCGAACAATTTCTGCGCCTGTTCCAGACCACTTGTGACATTCTTCGGGATGTCGACCGGGATAAGCTTGCTCATATCGAACTTAACAGCACCGAGCTTTGTAGCCACCTCAAGGACGGGCAGGATCGCCTGCCTTAAATTGTCAAGCTCTTCCTGTCGAATGCGCAGACCCGTCAATGTGTTTTGCTTGTCAATGCTTTCGATGATTCTTACAAGCTCTGTCCTGTAATTGACGATCGTTCCTATCGCCTTGCCAATGTCAGCGCCCTGTTCCGAAAGCGCACGCTTCATCCCATTATTGCTGTACAGATCGATAACGACACTCTGCGCCTGCTCCAATGCTTTCGCATAAGAAAGAACCTCTGCCCGTACACCTGCGATTTGTTCCTGCGCAGATGTAGCATCAGAAATATTCAGATTAAGACCGAGGCTCTTTTGGCTGATCTCTGTAACGAGTTTCGATATATTGGTCAGTGCATCTGTCGCCGTCGTGCTGAATTGCTTGAAATCCGCGCTGTCAAATTTGAACTTCAGGTCGGCATTAAACTTTGAATCATTTAATGCGGACCTTACATCACCTTGTATCTTCTTGATCGACGACGGATCCAGCCCAACTTTAATACCGACCGGGTCTTTATTTAACTTCCCGACAAGCTCCGCTATGCCCTCTTTCATTGGCCCGTAGCTTAAACCGGTATCTACGCCTACGGTCAGTAAGAAATCAGGATTTGGCATTTCTTTTCCTCACCACCTTTATGGATATGAGGATTTGAATTGCAAACCCTCATTTAATGTGTATTGATTTTTATACCTATTACGTTGTAGTCCGACGCATAGTTACCCATGAAATCTTCGACGGCCTGCTCCATGAAATATGTCGCCGGGATCCTGTTGTTGCTGATGTGTAGCCCGCCGAATTCGTCGTATTCGAAAATTCGCTTCATCACATGATCAACACCGTCGTTGTAGAGATTTGCCAGGTTGACGTCGTAATATGTTTTCTTCGTCGACATGCTCGGCCGGTCGAGATCTTTCTCGAAGTATACAAAAACATGATAGCGTCCGTCTGAAGATTTGAACGGAAGCCCGACTTCAATGTTTTCCAGATCAGCCTCGAGATTCTGCATAAAGCTTTCCCGATATATCGCATGTAGCAGCGTATTGGCAAACTTGTATCCGGCGTCCGTCACATTATGATGATCGTCGGACCATGTGTTTTTAGCATCCAGCATAAAGTCATCCGTTTTCTTTTGTACTTCGCGCTTCATGCTCGGGGACTCCATATGCTTTTGTGCCTTCGCCATGATAGAATCCCAGTTAATACTCATTGTTTACTCCTTTTTATCTTCTCCGTCGGCAAGCGGAAGCGGCGTGATACTCGCCTCGTTCTCGCCACGCAGCGCGTTCTGCTCCGAAACAACCGCCTTCACGATCTTCTCCTCGTCGATCCCGTTCGTCCCGATCGCCTTGACCAGATTCTGTATATCTCCCTGGCTGATCCCGTCAAAAAGACCAGCAAAACTTTCCGCGATCTGCGTAACGGACTGCATGGCCGCAGCGAGCTCATGTTCAAACGCCACCCTGTTTGCGTCGTTGATCACGCGGCAGCGATCCCGGATCGCGCGTTCGATTTCATCGAGCTGCTCGGCTGAAACGGCCGGAATGATGTTCTCCATCAGGTCGGAGTTGTACAGAAGGTTGTACTGCGCCTCAATATCGCCGGGGAGTTCAACGTTCGTATAAGCCTCAACGATGCAGAGCTTGAGTCCAAACTCCTTAAACTCCGGCATGTATTCTCCGGTCTCCTTGTCGAAGCATCCGGATGTTACGTTGTCTACAATTGTCTTCATGACGGCGACCGGGACGACATGCCGTACGCGCAGCTCCATCCCGCGGTAGTCGATAATGGATTCGGTAGGGAAGTAGTCATTCATGATTTCCGCCATCATGGAATAAGTGATCATCTTGTTTTCGTTCATGGTTCATTCTCCTTCTTTTCAATTAATACCCGTATTTCCGTGCGTGGGCGACTCTCGTCTACATCACATGTTAACGTAAGGGATTGAATATGTTCGCTGTCATCGTCTACAACGAATCCGCTCAGTACAAATCCATCCTGGATGAACTTTGGCGTCATGTTATCTACATCGTGGCGCCGATGAGTCTGGTAATAAACCTTATAGATCATCTCGCACTTTTCAATGCGTAGGTTAGTGTAACCTTGGTCTTCGATGAACCAGACTATGAAATCCTTCCAGCGCTGTTTCAGTGCGTTCATAGCCGGACGCTTCAAAATCATCCATGTATTGATACTCTCGTGGTACGGATGCGGGATCGGCTTCTTATGCGCTCGCGGATGTTCTGCGAAGTAATACGCTTCGTATCTCCGCAGCGTATCCTCGTCAAATACCAGTTTTATTTCCTCCATGCTCACCGCCTATTGAAAAAAGGGAGATAGCAAAGCTACCTCCCTTTCGGTTTATTATTCGGCGTTTTCTTCAGCCGCTTTCTTCTTGCGTGTTCTCTTAGGCTTCTCGGCCGGGGCCTCTTTAGGTGCCAGGCCGCGAGCCTCCATAACCTGCGCAAGGTAGGCCGCCCCATGTTCCGGGCAGCAGGCGACGTCCTGCCACCTGAACTCGCTATTCAGGTTCGGCCTGAGTGTGTGGCAAGCTTCGTATTCCTTGCCACACACTTTGCATACCTTTATTCCCTTTGCCATGTTAGCTCCTGCGCGGGGTTAGTCCGCGTCTTCCTCGTTCGCGCCGAAGACAATCATATCCCACAGCGTGCCGCCTGCGCCGCAGGCGCCGGACAGGCCCTCGGCCTCGAAATTGTGAACGCTCTGGTCATCGCCGAAGTCGAGAGTGAACTCACCGTTGAAGTCAGCCTTGGGGATGTGGATCTGCACATGGTACAGGTTGGCGCATTTGTCCTCTCCGATGCAGTCGACGTACAGCTCGGCCTTGCCGGAGTAAACGTCGCTCTGGTTGCTCAGGACGTTCGCAGCGATCTTGCGCTTGTAGTAGACAGCGATCTTGGAACCGGCGGCGACGTCATCGCCGAAGGTCAGCTTCTTGGTGGTCGGATCGTAGGCAAACTTGCCAGCGGCGGCAGTGGCCGCCTGCTCGAGAGAAGTGCGCACGGTGCCGATGGTCTCCAGAACGTAGAGTTCGGTGATCTCGGAACCGGCGGTGCCGATCGCCTTGTAGTTGGTGGTAGCGGACTTCTGGGCGTCAACGTCGAGGTAGTCGGTCCACATGACCTCGGTATCCTTGCTCTCGAACTTGCCGCCGGTCTGCAGCTCGACGAGACCGCAGGAAAGCATACCGTTCGCGCCGCTGATGGTCATAGTCTTATTGCGCTTCAGGGAGCTGAGCTTACGGCCCTGCTTACCAGTGATATCGACCTTCTCCTGACCCTGGGCGATGGAAGCGCTCTGCAGCTCATCAAGGGTGAAGAGGTAGTTGCCGGTGGTGATGTCAAAAGCATTGATGGTCTCAAGGCTGGTGATCATAATATCAACCATGATAAATTCCTCCTTATTTATGTGTCAGCCAGTTTAATTCATCTGGACTGAGTTTATTGGGGTCAACTGTTCCTGCATAGACCCCATGCATTTTGTTGTCGTAGTCAACCTTTTTCTGTATTTGTCGAACACTTTGGTTAAATTGGTATATAGAGAGTTCTCGTGTCCCCTCATATCCGTATTTGAATTGCTCCGTGTTGACCATTGCAGTAATCAATTGTTCGAGCTGCGATTCGCTTCCGCGTTTCTTCCTGCGCTTCGCTTTCGTCCTCGCTCGCTCCAATAAAAAATCCTGGGCTTCCTTATTCCCAGGCTTCTTGTTATTCTTTTCAAGATGGTGAATCTTTCTCAACGTATTCGCAATCTTTGTATGCACGACGCGATCGATCACGATATCATCTTGTCCGTCGTATAAAACCGGCAGGCCGCTTTCTCTATGCACGCCGAGCTCAAACAGATTTAGATCAAGCCCGTCAAAAATAAGACTTGTGTCTTTGTCCTTCAGCCCGTTGAACAGCATGATGAATAAGTCGTAATCGTTTATCGTCGTAAAATCGACGCCGACATCGTCGAGCTGAACCATGTAATCAATCGGCATCGCAGTCAGTATAGATACCATACTGTAGTAGTCGTCCTCATGATCAATCACTTCTCCGACTGTCGGGATCACGATCCGGATCTTATCCGTTATTGGACAGAACCGCTCATACAACAAACTCATTTTATCCCAGCTTTCTATTGTCTGGGATCGTCTTCCCTGTCGGATGCGGCCTGTTCCAATCCCGCGCATGGAATACGATCGCTTTCCCCTGATAATCCATCATTGGGGCAAAACGTTTTACGGAATAGAGTTCGAGTTCACCCATCCCGTAGTACCTGCTTCCATTCAGCGTTTTTGCGATCTCATGCGCAAGCCTGTCCGTTCTCACACCGCCCTCAGGCAGACGAAGCAAATCTTTATGTGTAAACACCCATATATACAAGACTGGTTTATACGTCGTCTTGTTTGTCGAATACCCCTCTGAAAGAAGATCAACATCGCAGCATATATATGTCACGCCATGTTCAGTCGTCTCAGGGACATACTCATATGGGAAGACCTGCGTATAGACGAGATCTCCTGCGTCTTCAATTGGAATATTGTCATCCAGCAGACGCACAATCCGCTCGTTTGTAAGCAGATCGGCCATAACCTGATTTTTATAATCGAAGAATTCATCCAGATACATTACAGCCAGTTCCTCCTCCCTGACCCGCCTCCGTCAGGCGGAAGCTCCGGGTCGTCAACTTTCGGGAAATGCTTGTAATAATCTGCGATTCCAAGTTCCTGATTATCGCTATCTGTCGTATTGACTTCCTGCAGAACAAATTTGTATACGCCGTTGTCGTTGTATACACTTGAAAATTTCAGCGGCTTCGTCAGTGCGTAAGCGATCATATGTTTGCTTTCGTGGTCGTCCACAAGAAAGCGATTTGTTCTCCCGAGCTTTGCTGTGTGCTCGTTTCGTGCGATAGTTATTGCAATACGGGAGTCCCCGCGAGTCACGATGAACTGTCTATCCTCATACTCTCCCGTAAGATATTTCGTACCATCCTCAACGATGCACCACTGCTCGTGGATGATATGATCGTCGTCGACCCACTTGAGCAGATAATTGCACTGCTGCATTTTCGCTTTTGTATAGACCTCCGTGTTGTAATCCTTTTCGATCACAAGCCAGTGGTTGTCCATCCATTCTACATAGGCGCCGTGTCGGATATCTTCGCCCGGCATCGCGTATATAAATTTTATGTCGAGGTTGTCGGAATTGATGATCGCCACCTCGCGGTCGACGTCGTCGACGATCGCATGGTGAAACGACAATGAATGCCTGATCTTGTTGTCGATCATCCTTTGCTCACGGCGCAGCGCAGTATCACGCCGCGTCATCCCGCGCGTCTGCATCCTTGCTTCGTATAAATCCCATACCGCCATCATCACACCTCCGCATACCGCTCTTTCAGCTTGTTGCAGATTGAAATTGCCCTGAAGATTTCTCGCTTCACAACGCCTACGCTGCAGTCTGGTTCTGAAATCAGATGCTGCAGAATAGAAAGGATCGTAAGGAACCCGGCATCGTTATGGATCGCCGGGAACAATTCCTGGCAGCCAGAAAGCTCATACAGCAGACTTTGCATATAGACGCTTAGCGTCTCTTCTTCGGCCTCCCGCATCGGAAGAATCTTGAATAAAAGATTCACGAGGGTACCAAAATACACGCCAAGGGCACGGCCATCAATTTCACAGCCTTGTATCGTCTCGATAATCATATATGCAGCACCGTCAGATCTCCGTGATTATAGCTGTATTCACGGATCATCTGTGTGTAGTCTTTCTTTACCTGTTTATATGCTTCTCCGACTCGAAGCAGCAGGTTGGCAGGGGAGTACAGTTCAAAATCTCTCGTATTGAGAAGATTCTCAAGATTCTCCTGCCTGTATAAAAACGGCTTCATCCACTGCATGACCATACCCTCCGAGACGATGTCCACAATCTCATCGAGATCATCTTCCGCGATATCGACGTCAAATTCCCTCGTCTCGCTGTTAGCCGTGGTAAACAGATCATACTTGCAGTTCTTTCGGAACATAGTGACGGCTGCCTTCAGGTACCCATCAATAACCTCCTGCATATCAGGGATATCCATTCCGAGCAGCTCATACTCGCTGATCTTCGCAAGGAATGCCGCCGTAAAAACATCGTAAGAGAGCTTCATGCTTGTTCTCCTTATTTCTCGACAAGCTGCACGCCGAGTGCTTCCTCGAGTGCTGTAATTGCGCGGTTGGAGTCGATCCCGCCCTCGGAGATCAGTTGTCTCGCACGGTAATCCACAGATGTCTTCTGACCATTTGAGAGACCGCCGACGATCTTCTTGATCTCATCAGGTTTCTTCGTAAACAGTTCGTCGAACTGATCAAGCCGAAGCGCGTTCCGATAGAATGCACCGAGGCCGAGATAATCAACGACCCACATGTATTCCTCATCAAACATAAACCAGTTGTTCTGGAAGAACACCTTGCTCGCGCTTTTTGCACTCTTGAGTTCTTGGAGCTCCATGTCCTGCGTTTCGCCGAATCCGCTCCATACGAAGGTCTCTCCGGTCTTCTTGCTCTTATATACGAGTGTACCCTGAAATCCATTACGCACCGGGATATACTGATGCACATCTACTTCTTTCGGCACAGGCTTCACCTCCGGCTTATCCTGCGCTGTTTTCACTTCTGCCTGTGCATCCTGAGCCGCCGTCTGACTTGTCTTTCTTGTTCTTGCTGCCATTGTTTTCTCCTTTCGATCGTAAAGGGAGTCTTGATAAGCAAGACTCCCTTAGATTATTGTTCGATTAGCCGATGGTGTAACGGCCGATGCCGGAATTGCCGCCAGCCAGAACGATGCCGGCGCCGTACTTCTGACCGTACACATACTCCTGAGTGAGATCCGCATTCTGCAGAGGATCACCTGGGATAACCAGGGGATCGCCCTCATAGACGAACTTGATGGGTTTGTCGTCAGCGGCGACGACGTTCAGCACGTTGTCATCCAGCACAAAATCGGTGGTGCCGACCTTGTGGCGCTGAGGCATAGCCATGCATGCGGTGCCGAAGAAGCTGCCGTAGTAACCCATGTTGTGCAGCTCATCCTTGGCGCCATCACTCTGGATGGACTCCTTCAGATTGCGCAGCGCCTTCTTGGTGCCGACGATGGTGGCCTTCTTACCGGAAGCGGCCTCGACATGCTCGATCAGCTCAAGCATCTGATCCTCGTCGTATGCGCCGCCGACGGCGTAGGTGGGGCCGAGCTTCTCCGCCATAGCGGCGCCGGTCCACAGGGAGTAGACGTCGTTGAGCATCTGGCGACGGAAGGACTCGCCGACTTTGCCGATCATATGATTGAAATCAACGCGACCAGCGAGAATGCGGTTGAGTTCCTCGTAAATGCGGACTATACGCATCTCGGTGGGGATTGGAGTGACGTCAACGCCATCGAGGCGCTGGCGGCGGATGCCCTGGGTACCGTCGGCGGCCTTAGCCACGACAAACAGGTCATTGCCCTCAACGACGAATTCGTTCAGGTCGCCCTCCGCCATATTGCGGAAGTCGACGAGGTTCATGAAGAAATCGTCCTCGGTAAGACCCTCGACCACAGTGTTGGCGAGGATAGACTCGATGATAGCGAACAGACCGCTGCATTTTCCATCACGGATGGCACGGTAGTCCATCTTGGTAGAACCGTTGTTCGCGGCGATAAGCGCATTGCGCAGCGTCTCATTCGCCTCTCTGGCGCTGTACTTCTCGATAGAGCCGTGGTAGGCGTCGACAGCCAGCTTGACAATATCATTCATTTCAGCCATTGTAGTATTCCTCCTTATAAAAAAGTGCCCTGATCCGAATTAACCGATCAGGATAACGAAGTAGGTGTGCTTGCCGACAACGTCGATCGCGATGATCTTGCCGACCTGGGTGGAACCGCTGGTGGCACTGGCAGCAACATTCAGCTTAGTGCCGGCCTTCAGCTCGACGACGTTGCCAATCGCAGGCTCCTCAGCGCCGTCCAGAGCGGCCTTGGTCACGGAGAAGATGCCGCCCTCATGCAGGCGATAGCCGCGGCAGATCTTGCCGGCCTCATTGAAATAATTCTCCAGACCCTTGATATGCTCGTCATAGAGCACCTCGGGGGAAGCGACGAGGACGATGTCCTTCAGCGCAGTGTCGGCGGTGGGAGCGGAACCAACAAAAACCTCACGCTCGTAACCGTTCTCCGCGTCGCCCTCAAGCGCGCCGACCTTCAGCACGTTGCCATTATCGATCTCGGTAGGGGTCTCGCCGTCAGCACCAAGATACTTGATGGAGACGAGAGCTTCGCGCACGTCAGTGCCGCGCATATTGTCCGTACGAACAACACCATGAATAGCCATAGTAAATTACCTCCTGATTAAATTAATCTCTTGCCGTTCCAAACTCCTGGAACAGGCCATGATAAGGCTCATTGTCAGCCTCTTCGTGTCTGGGGACTTTCTGCTTCGGCGCCTTCTCCTTCACGGAGTATTTCGCCGCTACGCCAGCGCGTCCCCGAATGGCGTAGCACTTTTCCTCAAGCTCCTCAATGCTGTATTTATCGCAGTCATTGCGGAGAGCTTTGAAGTCATCGTTTTCCTCGAGATCTTCGAAGCTGGAGAACACGTTCTCTCTCTTCTCGGTCTCGATGTCCCTTTCAACCTTTGCCTTAAATGCGCGAAGGTCTTCGATGTCAGATGTGCTGTCCTGCAGAGCCTTGAGCTCGTCAGAAACCTTATTGAACTTTTCTGACCACTCGTTATTGGTCTCTTCATAGAGCGCCTCGACTCTGGAGAACATCTTCGCAATTTCAGGCTCTGTGTCACCCTCATCGAACTCAACAAAGCTGCGCTTCATGCGCTTGCCAGCCGCGAAATCGATGATGGGCATATCGCCGCTCATGGAGTACGGGAACCCGAAAACATTCCACGTTGTACTGCACTGAGCATACACCATGCCGATATCAGGATCGTAATCCTCAAGCCAGTACGCCGGTTCAAGGCCCCACGGCTTCATAACCTGTTTCTCCTTGAGGGCATCGCTCAGCGCTTTTCTCATGTTTCCAGCCAGCTCAAAATTCGCAGTTGCTGCAGCATCCGCCTCAGGCTCTGCTTCCTTCATTGACTCGAACTTTTCGCGCAGCTCTTCAACAGAGAAATCGTCGAGCGAAAAATCAAGCTTCTCGGCGTCAAGACCATACTCGGTAACCATTGCCAGTTTTTCGTCCAAAACTCTTCCTCCTTCCGTATCATTCTTTCTGTCTTTGCTTATATCAATCTCCGCACCCGGAGCATTGACCGTAGAAAACACTTCCCGCAGCTCTGCCATCATTTCATCCATTTTTACCTTAAAGGCTTTTGCACTGAAAACCTCCAGTTCACTGCCTTCGAAGCATGGCATCGCGCTTTCCAGCAGGCAGAGCGCCTCAAACTCAAATTCATCCACAACGATAATAGGGGATCCCTTCTCCTTGTGGAATGCCACGATGTTTACTTCCATGGAATGATCGACGCGCCCGCCAAGATCCTCCATAATATGCCTGTATACTTCCTGCCTTTTCCATAGAATAACAGGCTCGATAACGAGGTAATTGTGCTGTATCCCGTTCAGATCCTCCTCAATAGAAAAGTAAGCTTTTACACTCTCCGGCACAACACCGCACGGCTCCGTGAGATTCATGAGACGGACCATATCTCCATCCCTTACAAGTTCAACATCGTGCGCGCCGATTGCATTTTCCTCTACGTCGTAATTTGCTACGATCGGTATGTTCTTCAAACTCGGGAGTGCAGCAGTAACGACATCCTGTGTAAAAGAGCTGCCGTTCTGGTTATCTCCCGTATACATGACCTTCAGCTTTCCCTTTGCGAAGGAAGAGTTCAAGTCTACGACGTCACTGAGGGAAGCGTCTTCAAAGTGGAGTTTCATCTTATCCACGTTGACCACCTCCATTTGTCAATTTTCCCGTTCTCTCCGCGAAGGCCATCCTGTTTGTGATTACCTTCCGCATACCATCCAGCGCCGTAAGATCGGCGCTGCATTCCGGCATGAGAAACACCCACGCCTTTGCGCCTGTGTCCTGATATACAAAATGGAAGCCAGACTTCATGAGCTTCTCATAGTCCGCTTCCGTGAAAACATATATGAACATAATATTCACCCGTGTTACCAGTCGTCAGAATCCTCGCGGCTCTGCTCGCCGGAGTCTGTCAAGTCTTCATCGTCAACAGTCGGCCTACCGCGTTCTCCTTCGGAGTCGACATCATCCTGCCCTATCTGCGCCGAGTTTCGCACAGGCTTAAACATTTTCTGTAAGCCGAGCACTTTGACTTCAAGGAAGCTCATGCTGTCGATCTCCGCCTGACCAAGCCCTTGAGATGCACAGTAATACGATATCATCGGCATCCCATACTCGCAGGCTTTCAAATACTGATCGCCCATCTCTTTGCGGTTATATGGGGAAACGTCAAGGAAGGTAACCTTCCAGTACCGGCCGTAGGTCTGGTGCTGAATAAAACGATTTACGACATCTTCAATGCTTTTCACAATTCCATATGTAAGCATCTGGTCAGCTTTGATGCTGAGCAGCAAAGCGTTTGCAGATGCTTTGGCGTTGTTGAACAACAGGGAAGACACGCCGGCAGCCGTAAACAGGTTCTGCTCGGAATCCGCGACTGTATTCGTATCGCCCGTATTTGATTTTTCAAAGCTGATCTTTCCGATATCCATCGGCGTCAAAACGGATCCGATCTCTTCCGGCAAAATAGCGTCAAGATTCATCCAGAAGTCTTTCGCCTTGTCATAGTCAAGCTGCCATTCTCCGTCGTCGTTTATACCGAGCTTCATAAAGATCATGGCGTAGTTTTCAAGCGCCGTCTTTGTGAGCTTCATATTCTTATAATCTTCAATGTCATAAAGCTCGCGCAGGATCCCTGCGAACGGCGGAAGCGCATAATCCAGAATATCTGTGTTGCACTTCACAGCGAATGAGTTCGGCGCGTCAAGTTCGATCCATTTATCCTTTACGTTTTTCCTGTAGATGTTTTCGTACTTGTATCTGAATTCTTCAGGATAGTAGTCAAGAAGATCTTTATGAATATCAAAGTAGGAAAAGTCAAACGTAACATTCGGCACGCCATCCTCAACCGTTGAAATCTGACAGTAATCGCTCGGAAGCTGCTGGATGATAATATCGTCGCTTGTTACCCACATCGTTCCGTAAAACACATCTTCCCTTAAACATACTGTCAGTATCTTTGGGAGCTGAGATTTTACCCGCATTGCCGACATGGTGTTGAGAACCTTTCTGTAATTTCTGTTTACAGTATCGATATTCGCTTTCTTTGGGTCGATCTTGTATGGAGATACCACGTATGACAAATCCGACAGTCCTACAAAATATTGGATCAGCCTGCGGAAATGAGAACTTGCGCCGTATAAATAGATAACCGCCTTGCGCAGCTGCTTCTCATAACGATATGGATTCGAAATAAACCTCGCAATGTCGTCTTTTGTATATCGGACAAAGGTCGGCGAGTTGCGATAGTTGTTCAAATCGCGTGTGATCAGCCTGTTGATCAGAGCAAACCTGCTTGACAAGCCGATCTCGCCCTTTATCTTTTCAGCTCCACCTCGGAGCTTTGCTTCGTCCATAGGATTTGCTCACCGTCCTTTTCCCGTATTTTGGCGCTTTCATTATAAAAGCACTGTTCTTTATAGTCGCAGCGTTATGCCGTCTCGCTGTCTTCGCTTCGAGCTGCGTTGCGACGTAATAGTTGTATGCAAGGCTGGAATAGCGGTCCTTCCGCGCCCCGGCCTTTTCATATATCCGGACTCTTCCGTTAGATTCATCATGCTGCAGCCTCACGAGCTCATCAATCAAAAGCGTCGTATTGATGTACGGCATCTGAAGCGCAAGCTTCTCCGGCGGATTCATTTTTGCGTATCCGCCGATTTCGTTAAGCAATTCATCCGCCTCGTACTCGTTGACGAGCAACCGGATTCGTCCGCTTCTGAATCCGTCTCGCAGCAGGATCGCGCAGTCACTGTTTACTTGTGCGTTTGCCTTCATTGCCCATATGACCTTCGGCGCGTTCGGCACAGTGCATCGCTCCGCCATCGTCGCATCGTTGCAGCAGGAAAGGGCAGGGTAGACCTCTCCTGTATAAGGGTCGCTGATATCGCGAACAAGTGCGTCAAAGCAGCCCATACCGACGCCCTGGCAGTCCAACACGATGTAATCACATGCAAACTCTTCAAACAGCTTGCGTATCACAAGCGCCTGGTCGTCTGTATGTACACCCTCCATTGATTCCGTGTATACAATGTTGCTCGTATACCGCCCGGCCTTCGTCGGTGTCATCTGGTTAATAAATACAGCCGTCGCGTCGTTGTTGTGCTTCTTGCTTGACATGAGCGCAATATCAGCAGACAGGATGCGGATCTCTCCCGCCTGTTTTGGCGGTATCGTAACGAGCGATGCGTTCTTCATCCCGCCAAACTTGGAGCTCAGCTTTAACGGTAGCATCGGATATTTCAGATGCCTGTTCTTTGCGATCGCCCCATAATCAAAGAAGGAGCCGTCCCCGGCTCCCCAGAAGATCGCGTCCATCTCCATCGCCCACTTCACTTCGGTGAAATCCGCTTCCGTCATCTCTGCCTCCACGTCGTCCATAAACAGGAGGTCTTCGAGCACGGCGAGCTGCCATGGCAGTCCGACGATAAAATTGTCTTTATTCCCGCGCAGCATGCGCATGCATGTGTCTGTGCATTTGAGATAGCTCCAGTGATCCTGATAGTAGCCGGAGCTGAAGTATAGTGTTCTGTTCCGCTCTTTCTGTTTCTCCGCCTTCCTCTCTTCGCGTGTAAGCTCAGAGTAAACAGGGGAGCGGGCTGAAGAAAGAAACTTTCTCAGGATCGTATCGATCGTATCTTTGTCGATCAGCCGGAACTCGTCCAGAATCAGGACGTGCGCACGGTTGCCGCGCGCGGATTCGCCCGCTGTGACAACCTTGATATAGCTGCCGTTGCGGAACATAATGATGGCGTTCGTCCCGTTCACCTTCGTCTGTTTCCAGTCGATCTCTGCATTGAGCTCCGGTGAGATCGGGACAAGGTCGACCATGACCTTTTCTAAAATATTAATTGCCTGCCCCCTCGTTCCTGACGCGACACATATTTTTGTGTGCGGATAAAGGATAGCGCGAAAGCAGCAATATATAGCGCAGAGAAATGATTTGCCTTGACCTCTCGACGCGATGTATATGAACACCGTGTTGATGTTCATCATAAACAGTAGGATCTTTTGAAACAGTTTCAGTTCCAGATGGAGGTAATCCGCCGCGAACCTGTGCGGATTCGCTCTGTAATACGAAGCCCATACTGCTGCGCCGTTCAGGATCCGCTCATACTTCTGGTTCATCCGCCGTCACCGCCGGAAAACAGTTTGTTGAACAGTTCCTCGTCGTCGTCTTCGTCCTCTTCCTCTGCGCCCTCCGGTTTCATCTCTGCGATCTTTTCCTCGTACATCCTGCAGTATGCGTTCTTGATCCCAAGCATTTTGCATAGATGTCCAAGGAACCATATCGTAATGTATTTTACGATCCCGTCCACATCCTGAAACTCCGGATCAGGATCCGGGATCGGGCGCTTGTATTCAAACCGATCGATCCAAACGCCGAAAGGAGTCTTATCGAACGCGGCATTACCGTCTGCGCCCTGACCTATTCTCTGGTTCAGGCTGTTGATCAGCTTATCGAGCGTGCTGATCTGTTTCTCAACGGACTTATTTGCAGCCCTGTCTCTGTTAATATCGATCTCAAGATTGCAGATCTGCCTGATTAACGCTTCCATCGCCGCGTCTGTCGTCGTCCCGTCCGGGAGATTATTCAGCCAGTACAGCCTTCTCTGCTCGAGGTTCTGGTACATATCCGCGTCGTACCCCGGGCCCCAGTATTCAATTACCTTCTCAGGTATCTCGTCTAAACTCGGTTCTGCCCCAGTGTCGACTTCTGCATTTTGTATGTTCTTCTCCTGTGTGTTCTGAGGTACATTGCTCTGCGCAGACGCCTCCCACATTGCTCCGGTCTCGCGCAGTGTATCGTCGTAAGACTTCCCGGCATACTGAGCCCCATTGATCCTTGACACATAGCTTGCAAACACAGATCGTGTACCGGTCTTTTTCGCTGCAAGCATGTACACGTCCGGGTTCCAGTACAGGTCAAGCTTTCTGCACATTTGCTCGGTCGCCTTTTTCTCATCACCGCATTCTGTATAATACGCACTGAACATCTTCGACACGCATTCCCTGCAGTAAGGCATGAAGCCAGTCCCTTTGTATAGGTAGGCATAGCTTGGCAGGAAATACCCGCTCAGCTTTCCGTATGCCCTTCCGCATTTTCTGCAGACGGTGCTCGATGCATTGATTTCCATTCCGGCCATGCTCAATCACCATCCTCGTCATACTCTGGCGGCGGAAGGTAGTTATCCGGGTCGTCGTCATCCAGCTGAAGCCCATATACTCTTGCAGCTGCGAGCAGTTGAAACCCAGGTCTGAACCTCGGCATGTAGCACTCAGGAATGTCGTGCCAGATCCCGGTGTTCGGCTCCTTTGCCCTTCGCGCGGCTACATGCCTCGCTTCAAACGTACCAAAGCCCCTGAGCTTTATTCGTTCTCCATGTTGGATCGCATCCGTCATAATATCCAGTGCGGTATCCAGAATTCTCTGTACATCTTCTTTCGTATATAAAAGTCTTCTGTCGGGTCTGTCCACCGTAAAAGCCCCTTCATCATCACACCCGTCAATAGACACGCGAAATGTTTCGCTCTTCACCGGAACCGCTTTGCGTATTCCGTTTTCGCGGAGCGCCTCTGCTGTTGCAATCACAAGCTCCTTCTTGTTCATCCTTCTTTCCGTCCTCTCTTACATATTCCCTAACTGCCCTCTGTCTGGTACAAAAATATCCCCGTCCTTAAAGAACATGGATATCTTCTCATCCTTTGGACTGTCGTCATAGATCTTGAGCATTTCAGAAGAAGACCACCCAATAATATCTACAATAACGCTGTCAGGGATCCCGGCCTTTACAAGGCTCGTGCAATAATAATGCCGCAGAGAGTGGAAATAAAAATCACGCCCCGTCGCTTTGCTGAAGCTGTCTGCCCAACTATTCAGCGTAGATATAGAAAGAGGAGCGGAATGATCAGTCGGCGATACAAACAGCAGCTCGCTGTCTATGCCAAGTCTCTCCCGCTCCTGCATCCACGCGTCAAAGTATGGCTTAAACTTTTTCGCAAGTGTATAGCACTCAAGATATTTGTTTCCTTTTGTCAAGATCGGTGCGCTCTGGTAAAGAGCCCCGTCACATACAAGTCTTTCTTCTGAAAAATCATCAACTCTGAATCTGCATAATTCCGATTTCCTTCTCCCGCCAAACATCGCAAGGGCGACGCAGCAGGCTTTCTCATATGCTTTCTTTTCCATCAGCATGTCCAGCAGATCCTCGAGTTCTCTGTCTGTCCATACCGTCTTTTCCCTTACGGGCTGCAGGACGGGATCTTGTATCTTTCTCACGATCGGCCTGAAATCTTTGAACTCTTCCTCATCGTCAAGAACTGCTTCTATGAAATTAGACATTGAACTGATCGCCGATTTGATCCTGCGTACCCTCGCCGGGCTGTTTTGATTCTCGTTTACCATCCAGTTCTGGAAGGCAACGATATCCCTCTTGCTGACATTTTGAAACGCCTTGTTGTTGGCGTGCTGAAGAACCCAGCAGAAGAATATGGATATATCTGAGTCGTATTGCCTGCGCGTCCCTTCGCTGCGTCCTAAGGCTTTCAGATACTCAAGGAACTCATCCTTCAGTCTGATGTTCTCCGGGTTCACCTGCGCAAGCAGCTCAGGTGAGGTCAGCTTATTTTGCTTTGTCTTTCTCGCCATAAGCCACCTCCGATTGAATATTAATGTTACGACAAGTCAACGTCGTAATGACAGCGGATTCCGTTTTCGTCACAAACACAAACCATCTGCTCCGGTACGCCATAAATGCGTTTCTCGACGCAGAACGCGTCCATTCCCTGGAAGCTTCCGGCCATCACAGTTCTCACTCCCTGCACGTTATCGGTTGCGTTGTGATGTTTGTGCCCACACAAAACGGCGTACAGCGGCTCTCGCACCATGGTCTGCAGGGACTGCACCTTACCGTACGACCCATCAAAATCTCCATGAACCATACAGTAGTTTTTTCCACGCACGGAAAACAGCGACATCGTTTCGTCAAGCTTGTGCCCGCTGTCTATATTAATGTTTGCTATATTCTGCAGCCGCGCTTCAAGATACCATTCGACCAAATTGTCAAGGCGCTCCGCAGTGAGGGCGTTGTCCTTGTTTGGCTCTATCCGGCTGTGATTTCCGGCGACACTCAGGAACCTGACATTCACGAAGTGGGTGCTGAGCTCAGACAGGAACCAGGCGATCAACTCCGATACGCCGACGATTTGTTCGATTACGTTCTCCTTGTTTGTCACCTGGATGGATCTATGTATGCTTCCGCTTATAAGATCTCCGGCCGCCCACACTACACAGTTTTCACTTCCGTGTGTTTTCTGGATCTCGATTATCCTGTCAAGATAATCGTACAAAGCACGGGTAAATACATCAGAATCGTATTTCCTCCAGGCGTTTCTGAAACATGCACCATAGTGGATATCATTGAGTGACACGAGAAGATCGGATCCCCCAAAAGGCATAACACCAAACGGAGGCTCTCTTTCCCCGACCGGAAGCTCCGGCATATCTCCATTCTTGATACACTCTCGTATGATGTCATTCAGTTCTTCTTCCCGCGCTCTGTCGCGCACGAGCTTCGTATATGCAGCTCTCTGATCGTAGAACTTCTGCCGCTCTTTGCGCAACTCAAGCATTTTTTCGTCGATCTCCGCACTCATCTCGTCGCCGGTCTGCGCCATCGCTTCGGCCCCGATCAAGTCGAGAGTTCTCTTGCTGCCGTACATCATTCTTCTGGCAACATCGCTTGAGTATTCCTTCCCATATATCTTTTCGGAAAGCTCAGAGTAGTCATAGTCTGCGAGCGTCTTATCTTCGAGCTTCCCGTAAATCAGCCTCTTCTGGTATTGAAGCTCGCTTTCCCCGTTTCTCCGCTCAAGATCCATCAGCGCTTCCTCCAGGAGCTTCGCTTCGTTTGCTGATTATGATAGACAGCATTGTACACGACACCCTGCTGGCGGATCCTGTCAAGGTACGCCATCGCGCCCGGTCTCTCTTCACAGAAATAATGCTTGCGCTTTGAGTCCTGGCGCATCGTTCTCGCAATGCAAAGGTCCGGGTACTTGCCAAGCAGCATCTCTTTTTCTTCTTTTGTTACAGGAACCATTAAGGTTACTTCATTCCCTTCGTTCAAAAATGTAAGAGGTAATATATCTCTCCATAGAAAGACTCTCATCAAAATGCCCGCAAACCCAGTCGTGGTGCGGGTTTGCGGGTTGTCTGAATTTCAAACATTTTATACTTTTGCGTATGCTGCTGTTTGGCCGGTTATGTTCGGTTTCTTCTCAGAACAGGCTCCGTCCGCATACTCTTTTGCTTTTGAAAGTATTCTCTTCCGCATAACGGAATTAACTGTCTGACGAATATATACTTTCTCCGCGCAGTCAGGGCAATACTTCATTTTGCCGAGACTTGCTCCGTCCGGCGCCTTTACCGTAAGACCGCAATTCTGGCACGTGAAGAAAGGCTTCCCTATGAATCTCATATACTGATTCCCGAGATTCCTGTAATCTGTTATTTCAAGCGCGGTATCCCCGTCTTTGATGTACAGGACGCGCACGTTCAAATTCGTTATTCTTTTTGACGATTGCAGCATCCCTGCATCAATCAACTGCCCGTACAGAAGATTCTGTCTCTTATATGAAGTGTTGATGTTCGCCATTTTCATAATATCGCTCTCTGGTGTGTTTACCCACCCGTCCGTCTTCGGCGCTACGGCAAGCATATATTTGGCGATACAAAGCAATGTAAACGCCAGGCGCTGTGCCTGCACGCCTTTAATGCTCTTGATTTGCAGCATCTCAGGATCTGTAATGGTGATTTTGTCTATCATAATAAGAGGATGTTTCATTCCGTACTTCACCGAACTTTCTATCGTATCAGCCCACAGTACTACCGACGCGTAAGGATCACACCTGAGTAAAAATTCCTCAACATGCTTCCGGATCTCGCTCTTCTTACATCCGAGATATTTATAATACTTTGCTACTCGACCAAGCGTTTCTGCTGGATTCTGTCCAAGATCATAATGCTCAATTGCATTCTTCGTCCATGTCAACTCGTTCAGAATAATACTCATTCGATTCCCCCAAATCCTTTGTTATAATAGTGTACTTCTCTCCATGGTACACGATATCTCCATTGTCATCCCGTACTGGTATATGCAGAACTCTTCCGTTTTTCTCGAGCAGGTTATCTACGATCTGCCACGCAAACGGGCCCCACAGCAGCTTCTTTGTTGAGCTCTTGCCATACCATAAGTCCAGCAGAATATTGATCAACTCCGCGTCATTTGAGCAAACGTCGGAACAGGAACGACGGAATTGTTCGTATGCGCTCGTATTGAACACTTTGACCTCATCGCTGTCTATGCTGTTTGAAACTGCGTACACCGCGTACTCTTTTAACCGCCTGCTGTATTCCTCATACAGCTTCCTGACGGTGTAATAGCGGTGCTGCTTATACTCCGCAGAAGTCCTATATATACTGCAGTCAAAATCACTGTCAGCGGACACTCTCCCTACAAAGCCATCGAATTCTTTTTCGACCTTCGCGCATATCCTGTTCATGACGCACGGGCCTGTACCTACTGGCATCCCTATATCGTAATAACGCAGAAAATCTTTCTGCCTTTCCGTAAGTCTGGAATAGGGGAGCGCCCGCAGCTCAGCCACAGTCATCTTAAATTCTCGGAGCGCCGCGCCGTCAGACTTCTTGATGTATGTCTTGTACTCTTTCATGAGCGACGGATAGATATATCTCATAAACGCAGGCTTCTTATCTGCAACAATACTTCTGTAAAAACGCTGCCGCTCTTCATCCTCGATCATGTTGACAGCATGTCTGTCATGCCACTCACGTGGCATCGGCTTTGCGATGATTCCTTTCGCCCTGTCAATTACGTTCTGCTGCAGGAGCTGTCCAACCTTCGTACGGTATTCAAGTTCATCATACTCTCTGCTGCCGGGTTTGAAGTGTGACTGGACTTCATACATCGATGTGATCCAGTTCGTCGTTTTGCCGATGTCATTTCCAAACGCAAGAATATTTGACCTTACCGTGTCCGTCTCGCCGGGCACGATTTTTTCTGCCTTTCGTTGGACACACATGATAGTCGGCAGAGACTCATGCCTGCGCACGAGAACATCATTGTCTGTCAGCATCACTATATCGCCGTCGGCATCCGCGCCGTTGAGGGCAGCCGTCATGGAGTCCCATACGTTATAAATTGTCCCGGTCGTATTGAACCGATACCAATACGCCGCCTCATCCGACCTACATGGATGCACTTTTCTTATATTGTTATGGACAGACATTGGAGCACGGAAGCATATAAGATCATCCGCTCTATTGTCTACCCAGTATTTGTTATAGATCTCGCCGGCCTTTAACAACCCCGTTATCTCAAGACCGAAGATGCTCTGGCAAAGAGCATATGGGTCGCCGGAAATGATCGAATAGTTCCCATGTACATTCAGCACTCCGACCTTTGCCTCGTCGATCCTGTTGCGGATCAGTTGATACACCGACCCTCTTACGAATGGATCGTCGAGCACGCGCTCATTCGCCATGATCGCCTTCGCGAACCCCGGCTTTATCCTGTCCGGGCTTGCCTCTCCGATTCCTTCCCCTGAAAGGAACAGAACGGTTTTTGCCCAGTCGCCACCAAGCACGTCGCGCAGCTCCTGAACAGTCGGTTCAATCAATTCGTCAATATCTTCATCGCTCAGTTTGTACGACTGAATGAACTGATAGTTAAGCGTCCTCTGGCTCTCAAGCTTCTCCGGCGTTTCCTTCGTGACGCACACCGTGTACCCGTTTTCTTTGCAGCAGCCGATGTAGTGGTCAATGCTTTTATATCCGTCCCACAACTTGAGCATGCTCTCGGTAAAGATCAGTTCTACTTGACGTATGTCAACCTCGTTTCCCCATACGTCCTTCACGATGTAGCTGTGTGCTACATTCTCTGCAAAATCCAGAAAGTCGAATGTGAACACCATGCCTTTTTCAAACGAAAGCCTCGTGTTGCACCCGCTCATAGTATAACCGAGGTTGAGTTCTTTGCTCCAACGATCAGCGAGAGATGGGAGCATAAGCCCGCATCCGTCGCACCCATCCAGCGTAACCTCAGTATTTTCCATATACTCCATGACTGGTTCCCCGATATTCTCGTCACTCAGGTAAATCGTGTCCTCGCGGAAGACAGTTTCGAAGTCCTTTACAACAAGGATACCGTGCGGCCAGGACACCGGGGTCGATGCGCTGCAGGCGAGCGCCTTGTATGCCTCGAGCTTTGCCGGTACGAGTTTCTGATTCGTATCTCTGCCGTTATCGATCCTTCTTCGGATCTCATCCGCATGGCGTTCGCTGATAAATACGATCGTGCTGTTCTTGATCCCACCATTTGTACCGAGCAGCCTCGTATAGCTTATCCCGTTGATGCTGAACCCGCTGCATGCACGCCAATAGTCCTTTTCCTTGTCGATGATCAGGCACATATAATCCGGTTTGAACTGGATCGCATCGAGCTTTTGGTAGAGCTGTTTGATCTCTTTGCGATTCTCAAGCGTGTTGTCTGACTTGCGCAGTTTTGATATTTTTGACTTGATCTCAGACGCTCTTTCATCGGCGTCTTCGATCCCATTCAGTTCGTCCAGCCACCGGAGAACCTGGCTGTCTGCGAGCGCGATCACCTCGTCATTCTTTCTCGCCTCAGCGATCGGCAGGGTAAGCTTCCATCTCGCAGCACGCAGTCTTGAGCTGTGGATCTTGTAGATATATCGTGGACTTTTCGCACTCTGCTTTATAGTCACACCCCCTAATTAATTGAAGAAAAAAGTGATGATATATTAAATAAAAAAGAAGTCGTCGTCTTCCTCTCTCATATAACTATAGAATTCATCATAAAACCTGCAGCGCTCCGCCTCGATATACAGCTCTTCGGTATCGCTGCCGCTCTCTATATCCATAGACATCAGCATGTCTGTTTCGCGCTCTGTGAACCCATATTTATCCCATGGGGATTTCATTCCTCAACACCTCCTTCTGAGTTTTCTTTGATCCAGTCCATCAGGAGGTGCCTCATCCTGTAGCTTGGAATATATAAGTGGATCGGTTTCCCGTCGCGTATCGCGCTGCGCCAGATCCACTGTAAAAATTCTGACAGCGCGATCCCATCCAGATCCGGATTGAATCCCTGCTTTCGGAAAAACTTCAGCACGTTTGGGTCTTCGTACCGATTCACCATATAAGCGAGATGCGTACAGTGCCTGTATTCATTCGACGCTTTGATGTTGAGCGGTACAAAATTGTTTTTACATCTTCCATTAGTCGGTACGAGTTTATCGATGTCTTGCTTGAAGCATGTCCACATCCGTTCGTTGCTTGCGTTTTTCCCCCTGTTGCGTCTCAGGAAGTTCACCATGTTCTTTCTGAGCTGCTGGATACACTCGTCATCACGGTCTCGATTCTTATACCAATTCTTCGCGAGCGCGTATGTCTCGTCGCCCGGACTGTTGAATCTGGAATCTTTTTCAATGTCGATCAGTTCTCTGAAGTCTTCCGGTGGAGGACAGTCCGGATGTGGCACGAAGTATGGGCCGGTCTCGTCCTTTTCAATCCCGCAGATATCGACCTGAAATCCAAAGCTGGTCAGATAAGCGTCGAGAAGGCTTCCGCCGAATCTGTATGTTAGGATGAATACGTCTTCGAATGATCGGATCAGATCCGGGTTCAAAATACTGATCAATGTCGGGTTCGCGCAGTAAAGAGATCCGGAGTCTGCTATCCGCTTATATGCGCTGAATTTCCCCTCATAGCTCTCGTCGATCCAGCTGACCTGGCCGTCCTCTCCGACCTGAACCTGGTGCTTCAGGAGCATCTGCAGATCCTGATATGTGATCGGCACCTTCTCTATGATTCTGATCTCCTCGTCAATGATCAGGCAGTAATGCTTCTCCCGTACAAGCTCCCTTGCTTCTTCATCCATAATATAGAACAGCGCATGCGTCGTTGAGATGTTGCGGCCTTCCCGTAGATACTCTTTCAATATCGCTGACTTCGGCACCTGCTGCTCTGCCTGCTGGATCGACGCGTCGTCCTCTACGCTGTCGTCTTTCGGCTCGTCGAAGTCGCACCACTGGCAGATCCTCTCGACCTCGGACAGGTAAGGGGTTATATAAAGGAAGCGCTGCTTGTCTTTGTGCTCGTCCATGTACCGGATCGCAGCTGTCGATTTCCCTCTGCCCATCCTGGCGTCTACTACTTTGATATGCTTGTTCTCTGACTCTATAAAGATCACTCCTTTACTATGCTAAAGAATTTGGACACAAATCGCGTGCAGTGACACGTCCCTTGAGTTCGGTATACACGTCGATTTCATTGTATTTGTTTTGTTCTTTGTTTTCATCCTCCTTAGTTCTCTTTTATTTTGTAAACGGCTTCTGAACCCCGCATGAACAGCGGTTTCCAGAGCCACTTGGACACAGAGGGGTGGGTGTTTGTGTCCAAGCCGATTTTGAAGTACCTCAAAAAGTTCCGAAAATCGAAAAATCCAAAAAGCGAACATCGGTCATATCAGCTATGATCGAAGAGCTATAAATCGAAGCATCGATCACGGAAGCTTCTCCGATATGCCATTGATTGCGAGTCAGTCCAACAAGAGAAGCAGATGTGAAACCAGACTGAAAAAAATATATATATAAATATGTTTTAGAAGGTTTGACTCCAACAGCAGATCGGGAGATGTTTTAATTTATTTTACATGATGCATTATACCACAATGGGTGTATTTTGTCAAGGAAAAATGCTTTGCGGGTTCAATGTTGCAGTTGCAAAATGAGTTTCGGCTTGTAATCGAAATATTCAACACGTGTTCAATTTTTGCTTCTGGATATTTAGAAATCTATCTAAATAGTTGAAGCCGAAAAGCAATTGAAATGACTGGAATCCATTGTGTTTCAAGGGAATTGGAGAACTGAGGATGAAAGTTGAGATCCTGTGTGGGAGATGGAGTAACTACCTGGGATTGGGCGTGGTCGTCTGGCGGAAATACCATAAATAAGCCTTTCTAAGTTGCATACTGTAATTTTGAAACATAGACGGCAAGAGAAGCAAAAAAAACACTTGACGCGAAAAAATGTAAATAATATAAGAAGAAAAATTTTTTTCAAATTGCAAAAAAAAGTGTTGACAAATTTGACCCCCCCCTTTATAATGGATTATAGAAAAGAGTTATCTTTTCTACCCCGGCAAAATGTGCACCTTGAAAATTGAATACTGCCAACAAAAAAGCTTGTGCAAAGTTTTTAGTGTTGGATATAAAAAATCTCTTGTCTATGTTGACGGCACAGACAAGAGACAAGCCCATTTTCAAAAAATTTATAGAATGGAGATTGCAAAAAATGAGCAAAAAAATTATATCCAAAACTGAAAGAAAAGTCAATTCTGTTTCCGTAAAATTCCCGGAGATTGAGCCGAATAAATTCGGGCCGTATTCCGTAAAGCTCACAATGCCGAAAGAGAAAAAAAGTTATATTCCGCTTGAGACAAGAATCAGTGAATTTGAATTAGCGTATCTCTCCGGTGAAGACTATGCAAAACAGCTTGACGATTTAGCGCGCGCCGTCGTCTCTATCGTTTTACATACAGTTAGAGATCCCCAAAGAAAAACCGGGGAAGACAAATTCAAAAAAATCGGAGACAAAAACGTTAAAACGTTGAATGGATATTATAATAAAACGTTCGACGCGATGTTATCACAAATTAACGCAAGCGCGAATTATAATACCACTGTTTCCGATGTAGAAGATTTGGTAATGGCCGCAATTGTTTCAATTTTGGAAGAAGCACAAGAACATTTAAAAAATATGGGCGATATGGAAAAAGCCTATACAGAATTGAAACAATCTAAAAAAGTCATTATTGACGGCGAAAACGTAGAATTAAAGGCTGTTGATGTCTCCCCGATTCAAAAAGCACATCGCGCCGTTAGGAAAACGATAGACGACGAAAAAAGCGTAAAGTTTGACCCCGCAAATGGATATTTGTATTTTTCCGATGTTATCCAATTAGACGATAACGGGGAAGAAAAAGACGTAGAAATCTATGTACGCGGCAAAAAGTACTACGATTTGGGAAGCTATGAAACAGATTTCAACGGCAAATTAACAGTATATACCCCAGACGGCGACGGGAAAGAAGAAGCTGAAACAATCGAATCTATGATTGAAAAGCTGAAACTTTCCCCCGGAGAAGAAACAATCGTTCGTTATCGTCTCCGCGGATATGGTAAACATACCATATCACGCAAAATGAATATTAAGGAAGATACATACAAGCGTTATTTCAAGCGTATTCGTGCAAAAGCGGAAAAGACTTTTCCGGATATGTGCAAATTTTAATCAAAAAGAGACGGCAAAAAAGCCGTCTCTTTTTTTTTCGCTTTTTGGACACTTGACCCCCCGGCGGTGATACCCAATGGGAAGACCCCCGGCAAGGGCTTGACCCCCCGGCGGTGATACCCAATGGGAAGACCCCCGGCAAGGGCTTGACCCCCCGG